CCTCCAGATCCGTCACGACTCGGATAGCCGGATACCTCCCAACCCCTGCCGTCATCCGGCATGGCCCTGATGCGGTCGCCGGGCATGATATCGAGTGACGGGTCGGTCGAGGTGAGGTAAGCCGTGCTCGTGGTCTCCTCACGCAAGGCGTCAGGAGACCTCATGCTGCTGGAGCTGGAAAGCGAGCCATTGAATTCCAGCACGTCCGGGTGGTCCCAATCCTCACCAGTCAACTCGCCCGAATACCGGTCCATGACCTTCTTCGCACGCAAACGCCGCCACTTGGTCGCGCCAGACATGTTGAAGGACGTACCACCGCCGAGATAATCCAATGCGGAAGTCACGGCTTCACCCCCCACGTCAAGCGGTAGGGCTGCAGCGTGCGCTTCTCGGACTCGAAAAGCGCCACATTAGGCACACCACCATCGGAGCCGGAGCGATAGGTGACGCTGCTGCCATTCGTGGATTGAGCTGACACCGTGCCGGGAACCTGCATCACACGAGACGCGATGTCCAGCAGAATCATCTGCACTTCCGGCACATCCTCCAAATCCCAACCATCGGTAATGGTCGCTTCCACACTCCCCGGCAGATCGGGAAAGGTGGCGCCATTGACCAGCACAAGGCTCCCGGCCTCGCTGTACCGCGCATCCTGCACGTGTTCCACGCCATCAAGCTTGAGACTCGAAAGCGCGGTCACATGCTTGGATGGCAAGAGCAGCGAATCACCGCCGTGACCATCCAAGCGAATCGTACGAGTGACGGAAGGCGCGACATGCCAGCCGCAATACCGGCGAATCGCAGTCTGAGCGGCATGCATCTTGAAACCGGCATCGACTTGGAAAGAGTCGGCGCTTGGAATCAGATCACCAATCACGGCAGTCATGCCGCACCCCCAATCACTTACTTGGCTGCCATCAGGCCAGCGGCCACCAGAGAATCGACAAGAGCATCGAATTCCTGCTTGGTCGGCGCATCGCCTGCGGCCTTGGACACATTCTTCGCCACCGGAAGAGAGGCGGCACCGCCGATAGTGACCGGCTTGCCCTTGGCATCAAGCGCCACAAGCTCCGCCACATCCTGCGTCTTGTCGATGTTCGCCTCTTTCGGGGTGACGAAGCGCACATACTTCTGCGTCATGATCAGGCCGCCTTACCGAGAGTGACCTTCACAAAGGCCTTCGGATACTTGACTTGCAGGCCGACACGCTCGCTAATGCGGCAGGTCTGCTTGAAGTGCAGGAAATCATCGGCATTCGAGTCGGTCATCTTCACGACCAGACCACCCTTGCGCAAAAGCTCGGCGCTCTTGAAGGCACCGACCAGCGCGGTGCCCTCGGCAATGGCGGCGGTAGCGATTGCGGGGACATTCCACAAAGTGGAACCGTTAGTCAGGTTGAGGTAAGAGCCTTCCGCGTTCTTGGCGATGGTCAGCTTCCAGAAATCGACCGGATTAAGGACGAATGCGTCAGCCTGATAATTGGTTTTCAGCGTGATGTACAGCTTGGCCTTGGACAGACGGTCGGCGTCCGACAGCTCATCCTGGCCCATCGTCTGAATCTCACGATTGAAAAGACCCTTCAGATTATTACCAGTGCCATCACCGGACAGGAGTTGGTTTTCCTCCGCCAGCTTCAGGTCATACTGCGCGTTGTTGTTGATTTCCGACACAATCCAGTTGAGATCGTCCATCATGTTGTCGCTGATGGCGAAGAAGCTGGCGACGGTGCTGATCTTGTCCTGCTTCCACACAGGTTCCTTCCAATGGACCTGCGGGGCTACTCCGGTTTCGGCGACGGTGGAGGCGTTGCCTTCAAGCTCGCTGAATTCCGGGTATTCGATCAGGTTGCCGCTGACGGCACCGGAAGCGAAGAGGTCGGCCACGACCAGCGGACGCTGATACGGTCGAGCAGGCTGAGTGTCGATCTGCGTCAGATACGGGGCATAGCCTTCGGACGGCGCGCCTTCCACGTGAGTATCATCCGCTGCCTTGTATTCGACCTCGAAGTTGCGTGCGATGGCAGACTTCACGTCAAGGCCAGCATTCTGCATGGACTTGACGTAATAATCACCGATACTCTTGGCGTGGATGGCGTCGGAGCCACCAACATGCTGCACGCCGGTCTTGGCGTTGAGCTGGCCGATCTGCGCGAGCAGATCATCGGACTGCTTCATGCCGTCCAGCTGACGGTCGATGCCCTCGACCTCGGCCAGCGCGCTCTTCACAAATGCGATGGTATCGCCATCAGCCTTGCCAGCGGCCAGCAGACCCTGCTTTTCTTCGAGCTGCTTGACAAGCGCGGCTCGCTTTTCCTTGAGAGATGCCATTACGGTCACTCCCCTTTCCGCCCAACTTGGGCAATCTTGATTGCGAGTTGCAACGCTTCCGCTTCGGAAAAACCGTCCGGCTCTTCGGACTTGGCCCCATCGGGCTCCTCGTTCTTGGCTGCACCGGCATCCGATGCCTTCGCATCGTCACTCTGGTCATTGTCATTGTTGTTGTCGGACTGAGTGGTGTTCTCAGCCACGAAATCCTTGAGTTTCTTCGCCTGACCGGTCAGGTCATCGGCGATCTGCGAGAGAATGCCAAGATTCTTCTGTGAGAGGGTGCATCCGGTCTTCAACCGGCGCAGCGCGTCCTTCACGTCCACGATGCCCGTATCCTGATTCGCGCCGACAGGCACGAAGGACGCCTCATACACCCTCAGCTCACGCAATTCGTTGGCTTTGGTGCCGTCATCGAGCTCCACCTCGCCCTCGTCCATCACGTCGAACGCGAAGGACAATTGACTGAGACGCTTTTCCTTGATCAAGTGGTAGACCTGCGCGGCCTTCGGCGAGTCCATGTCGAAATGGCCTTTGATCCACCAGCCGTGATCGTCCTCGCCCATCGAATCGACGCCGCCGATGTTGTAATCGGGGTCATCCATACGATGCCCATACAACACGGGCAGCGTGTTGCCGCTGTCCTGCCATTCCTTGATGGTCTTGTCGAATGCGCCCTTTGCCACCACGTCACCGTAGCAGTCTGGTTCGCGGGTGAAAGTGGAAGGGTAGGCGATGAATTCGCCATCCTTGAGTGCCGAGTCCTCGCCATCGGCCTTGAATCGGCACTCGAAATCCTTAAAGTGCATCATGCACCTCCTTGAAATGCGTTCGCATGTCCTCCGTCTCCTGCAATGCCCTCACACCGGCATCGAACTGCCCCAGGCCGGCTTTGATGTTCAGGTCGGCCTGCAGTTCGTTCTGCCATTTGAGCCATTTGATGTCATCGACTCCCATGCCGGCGCCAAACCGTGATCTGACGCTCTTTTCCAATCGGTCACGCCACATGCCGACGATGGCCGCTGTTTTCTCGTCATCATCCGATTCGATGGCCGACCCATCGGCTGGACGTGACGGGTCCCCGCCATCCTGCGGGCTTGACTGGCCGCCCTTGGTGACATTGAGCGGCACCACCAGTTCGTCACCGCCCTCGACGCGCGGCAGATTCTGGCTGGCGCGCGCCTCGTTCGGCGTAATCCACGGAGCGCCGACCGAAGTGCTCATCACACTGGCCTGCTCCTCGAAATCGCCGGAAAGCTTGCTGCGGATGTCGAATTCGATGTAATTCGCGTCCGGCGCACCTACCTTCGGAGCGAGGAACGTGTTTATCCTGTCCTCGATCATGCGCATGGTCGGCCCCAGCGTCTCGGAGTACAGCATCTTGCGGAATTCCTTGGTGTTCGAGAAATTCGCGTTGTCCAGGATGCCGACCATGACCGGACTGACGTGGTAGACGCTTGCGACGGTGGACAGCGACAGCTTCGTGACCTCGCTGAATTCCTCCTCACGAGCATTGAAGCCCAAACGCTTCAATTCCATGCCATCCTCAAGCAGTGGCGTGGCACCGGCCTGAGCACCCTTGTCGGTGAATTCCTTCCACCCGCGCTTGAAACGCTCGCGATCGGCGTCATTCCATTCCGGCGCATCCTTCGGACGCACCAGCACGCTGCCGATACGGCCGCCGCGCTTCCACACCTGAGTGCGATACGACCATGCCTGAATCTGCTCGTTGATGATGTCCTTCAAGGCACGCACCGGAGTCACGCCCTGTGTCGGGTCATCAGGGTTCCATCCATGGAAAACGAGCATGTCATCAGCAGGCACATCGTAATATGACGTGCCCAGATTCGGGTAAACGCGATAGTAGGCGGGCTGGAAAACGCTGCCATCAAGCTTCGCCTGCACCCAGCATGGCGGAATCGGCTGAATCTGCCAACTGCCGAACCTGTCCACGTCCCGATCAGGCGTCTGCATGACAACCCAGTAAGCGTTATCGTAAAGCGCCAAGTCAGCCACAAGCTGCCTAAGCAATTCATAGCCGGTCATCGTGCCGTTCGGCTGCTTCAGCAGATTTATCAGCACATCATCGGTCACACGCTGCCTGTCGGTGTCGCTGACACGCTCGAATTCCTTCAATCCGACCTGAGCGACATTCCGCGCCAGAAAAGTAATCACGGTACGCAAATGCGGCTGCGTCTTGAAAAGCTCGGCCTCAGTCTGGCCCTGAATCATGGCCATCTGGTCGGACAAATCAAAGGAAATGCTGTAGCGCGGCTGGAAAACGTTCCTCAAGGCGCTCCAAAGGCCCATAAGGCACCTCCAATCGCTTCAAAAAAGTCAAAGAATCATCAATCCACGCCCCGAATAGGCGGAAGCCTTCACCGGCTCAGCATCCACAGCCTGCATGGTCTCCAAGGCGTACAATGCTTCCGATTCGGCGATAAGGCCGCTGATCTGCAAAGCACTCTTAGCGCGGTCCCACACCTCGACCTCGCCAAGACGGCGGGTGACAGCCACGGAAACCTGCTGTTCGATGGCTGGCTGCGGCAGATGCCTGAGCTTGCCTTCGCGCACTCGGTCGAGGAAGCGGCCACAGCATGCGCCAAGCCGGAAGCCTTCGATGAGATGCACGTTCCACCCTTTTTCGGTGAGCGGGTCGATGAAATCGACTGCCGGGCACCCTTTAGACTGCACGGCAATCTCACAGACATTCGGCCAGCTCTCACGAAGCAGGTCGAGGAAATGCGGCACCCACAGCATGCCGTCGCGCCTGGCTATAAGCTCCACATGCGGCAAACCATCGGCACGCAATCCCGCGGCGGCCACATACGTGGTCTGGCGGTCGGCGCTGGTATCGACGGCCAACACCACGCGATTATCAGCCGGAATGCACGACACATTATCAGTGCCATGCTCCCACAATTTCGGGTTGATGTAGGGCACGATGTCGGCGGTCACCCACTGGCACAGGACCTCTGTGCGGAATGCGGCCTCGGTCATGCCATCGATATCGCTTCTGACACTGGCCACGGTCATCGGACCGTAGCCGAGAGATGGATTAGCCTGGCGAATCGCGTCGGCATCATCCACCGGGCACTTATCAGGAGCCGACCACTCGAAATATCCGAAAGAGCCGTCCTGCTCGCCATTGGCGAAAGCCTCGGCAGCATCCACACCATCAGCCACATACTGCTTCCAAGCGTCCACGAGCTTCCGGCCCTTATCCACCTGCTTGCGCAAGGCCACAGACCGATAATCGCCAGCATTGCTGATGCCCCACAATTGCGAGCTCCACACGGCCTTCGTGGTCTGCGAGACGGCATTCCAGCCATCATCATTATGCTGCTCGCGCAGCTCGTCGAAAATCACACGGGCCGCGCTCTTCGCACGAATGTTCTTATCGGCACGGACAATGTATTTCGCCTTCGACTTCAGCACGATGGCTTCCTCGCCGTTCGTGTTCACGAACTTCTGCGTCATGCCCGCAAGCTCGGGCACCACCAGATCGGACTCCTCATCAGTCTCAGGACGCGGATTACACCACTCCTTGACCTGACTGTAAGGCCCCTTCGCATTATCAAGCGTCTGAGCGGCGCCCACCACCAGGAACTTCACGGGCGGCACACGATCAGGATGCTTGTTCGAGTCCACGAACAGCCACCATGCGGCCAAAACGCCCATCAACGTGGTCTTGCCGTTCTGCCGGGCCACAAGCACGATGACCTTGCGGAAACGATACGAGCCATCCTCAAGCAGTTCGAGCGCATGAACGAGCAGCCACTGCTGCCACGGGTAAAGGTGAACGTGAAGCATGATCTCCGCGAACGCGATCACAGCGAAGCCATTAGAAGTGTTCTTATCCAAGGGGCGAAGCGGCGGAGTATAAATACGCGGCAGGGTCACACCATGCTTCTCATCATCAATGGCACCGAAAACACTCAAATCTTCCGACACCATCGAACGCCTCCTAGCCGAAACGCTTCATGAAATCTTCCATCTGCACAACCTTGTCGCTCTTACGCGCCTCCGGCTTAGATTCAACCTTCGGCTTCGCAGGCCGACCAACCTTAGCCGGAGCATCCACCGTCAAACCAAGCGACTGACAATATTTGAGGAACGTCGGCAGCGAAACGTTGTCGAGCTTGCCGTTCTCATCGACAAAACCGGAGAACGTCAGATAATCGATACGCTCAGCCAACACGCGAGCCGCAGCGACAACAGCAGAATTCACAGCCTTGAGGTCAGCGTTCTTCAACGAACGCTCCAACGCCTCCGCCACATTCCGACTCGGAAACTTCGCACTCATCGAAAACACCCCCTAATCTGCCATCGCGCGCGACCCGCCAACAATTTCACTCGTCGGGGAGAGGAAGACCAACCACGCGGGCAGTGGGTCGGTTCGGGGTGGTTTTCAGGATTTCACCGCCCCTACCCCGTTTGGGTCGGTTTCGAATGCTGTTTGGAATGCGTTGATTGCGTTTTTGAAGCGTTTGATGAGTTCGTTTGTGCTTGGTGGCATCAGCTTGGCGATGGCACGCTCGGAGTCGATGACCTCGTAGCGGTATGTTCTGTTGACGTGCACTGGAATGTTGACCGTGAAGCTGCTGATTGGGAATGTCTTGTCATTAATTTCTGCGGTGAGCGTTAGGTTGACTGGCTGTTGCATTGCTGTCTCCTTGCTCATGCTGTCTTAATCCATTGCCTGCTTAGTGTTCCGATTGGCGCTGGCGGATCTTGGTTGCCTCTCAAGCGGTTGCAGCTGGTGTGAGATGGTTTGAAGCCTGCCGGGTCGAACTGCAACTCGGGGTGCTTCGAGACGGGATAGAGGTGGTCGAGATTGAATGAATCATCGGTGGTGTTCTTCGTGGCTGCATAGTCTATCGGCATGCCGCACAACCAGCAGACTGCATGCTGTGCCTTGCATTGTGTGAAGAATGTGGCCTTGTCTTTTTCGAATTGGCGGCTGGTCTTGCGCGTTCTTCCTGGCATGTGGTCACCGCCTTGTGGTGCTTCGGGCTGGAGTCGAACCAGCGCATGGTGTGGGATGCACTATCTCTGATCACGGGCATTCGCAAAGAATCATGAAGCCATGGCCGGTTTGGTATCCGTCCTCTGGTATCTGTGCTATCCCTCGTGCTCTGCCACTGAGCTACCGAAGCTGATATTAATAATGGCCCAGCCCTTTCAGGCTGAACCATTTTACTACTGTACGACAGTATAGCATTTTAATTGTGACAGTCAAGCATGGCGGTTATTTCTCCGAGGTTGAACACGTACTCTCCTTTGTGTTTTGTCGGCGTGGCGTGGAGTTTGCCTCTGGTGAGCCATTGGCGGATCTGGTCGCTTGTGCAGTGGATGTCCATTTTGGAGAGGTATCTTGCGACTTCGACTGGTTTTCCGGTGTATTCGAGTTGCCAGAGTTTGTTGTCGCGGGTGGCTTTGATGGCTTGGACTCCGCCTTGCCATTTGCAGTGCGGGCATGTCCATTCGTCGGCCTGTGGCGTGCTGGTGGCTTGGTGGCCGCATTGTGGGCATGTGCCGATGATGACCATTGCCTCTTCTGGTGTCAAGGCCGTCTCGTTGCGTCGGCTGATGTGTTCCAGGGCTGCGTAATCGTCTGCTGCAGTGCTCATGTCGAGGATGGTGCGCCGGTTGCTGATTATGGCGAACCACGCTTTCCGCCAGTCGTATCCAGCGTATGCGGCGCGTATTTTGCCCGCCTGTTCCGCCAACCATGCTTCGCTGTCTGCGATGAGGTCTTGAGCGTGGGTGTCGATGGGTATTGGTGCGTTGCCTCGGCTTGGCGTGTGTGCTGGGGTGCCGATGCGGGCCTGTCGGAGCATGATGCTCCGCAGGGCGGGCAGTTGGACGTGTCCGAGCTGGCGGATCAGCTGCCAGTAGTTTTCTCGGCAGCTGGCGCAGAGCAGATTCGCGGCCACCGGCTTCATTGGCTTCCGGCAGTGCTGGCAGTTGGTCAAAGTCTGGTCTCCTTGTCGTGCTGGCGGATGAGTGCGGCGATTTCGGCTTTCGGCACTTGCGGCACGAGCGGCGCGATCTCGTCGAGCGCGTAACCGGCCTGATGCCACTTGATGATCATGTCTTCGAGTATTTTCTTCACTTGTATTCCTCCACTGTGTTGCATCCGATGTATGCGCCTCGGTCTTTGAGGCATGCCCACGTCACGTCACCGGTCTTGACCGTCTCCATTTGAAAATCGTGGTGGGTGGACGTGTACCACTGCATGGAGATGCATGTGCCGATGGTGAGGAAGATGATGAGCATGCAGGTGATGACGGTGCAGATTATTGTCTTCTCGGTATTGGTCATTTGGTCTCCAGATATGGGTTTTCTGTGGTGTGTGGCGGGAAGTCGCATTCCTGGTCTTTCCATCCGGCCGCGTAGCCTTCCTGCCATGCTTTGCGGCGCTCGTGTTCCAACCATTCTCGGCTGTACATGATTACCGGTTCGTGTTTCATGATTTCTCCTTGTTGAGTCTGTCGGCTAATTCGCAGGCCTTTTCGTCTGCCTGTGCTGTTTCTTCGTCGCGTCCGAGCGCTTCGAGCACGTGAGAGCATTTCCACGTGTGCACGTGGCGTTTCGAGGGTGGTATGCCGCTCATTTTGGCTCTGCGTTGGCACCAGCCCTTCCACAGGCGCGTCCAGTCGGCTATCGTGCGGTTTTCGCCATAATGTCGGCTTAAGAATGCGTTCCACGCGTCTGACAGGTCGAGATTCGGGTAATCGCGGATTATGGCGGCATTGGCGTGGGTTTTCTCCCTGACCAGCTCGAAGTCGTTCAGCCCGATTTCTTTGGAGAAAGAAGAAGAATATTCTTCTTTCTCTTTCTTTTGGGTTCTGGTGTTCTGGTGTTCTGGTGTTTGTCCCGATTCTGTTTCGATTCTGCCGGCAGTCTGCGCAATTTCTGCCGGCAGACTGCCAGCAGAATACCGGTCATGCTCACGCTTGCGCTTGGCCATCACCTGCTGACGGCTCCGATTATGTTCGAGATAATCGTGGATGACATAGCCGCCATCCACGGCCTCGATCAATCCGACCTGCTGCAAAGCGTCAAGCTCCTGCGTGGTGATGTCGAGCACGAATTCCGCCGTGTCCGAGTCCACGAAGCCGTCCGTGAGGTTGTCACCGCAGTAGGAAAGCATGACGACGAACGCACTGACGGCAGAGGGCATGGTGCGACGCAACCGGCGTACCTTCCGGTTGAGATAGAAGCCATTGGCCAATTGCACGTAACCGCGCCTTGCCATCAATCCTCCCCTCTTGTGATGCCGTTGAATTCCATCCAGATTGCCTCCTGCCGTGGCGTGGTGCAGGGCAGGTCGGTGTAGTTGGTGTTCGCCCAGCCGCTTCCCACGTGTGGTTTCGCCATCGCGTCCAGGGCTTCGGCGATCTCCAACAAGTCCGGTGGCGGGTCAAGCGTCACCATGACAAACCCATCATTACGGCTTGCTTCGCGTCCACCAGCCGATACCCGCAGTAAGGGCAGGTGACGTAATAGCTGCCCACCGTCTCGCCGCAGTGGGCGCACTCGACATATCGGATTGCCTTGCTCATTCGTTTACCGCCTTGCGTGCCACTTCGAGCAGGTCGCGCGCCCGGTCGATGAAGTCCTCCTGATAGCCGCAGATTTCCCCCGCGTAATCCCATGCGTCGTCCTCGTCTTTCGCCACACAGTCGCTATCGACGCCATCCCATTCGTAGCTGTCCCAGCAGAGCCGTTTCGCCAAAGTCAAATCATCATCCATGCCACGCTCGTAAGCGTTGGCCTCGTCAAGCATGATGCTCAATTAGTCCTCTTTCCGTTAGCTTTGACCATGGCCCAGAGAATTTCGCTCGCCGGACGCCTCCTGTATGACAGGTCGTTGTAGGACTGCACATAGTCGAGAATCAGTTTCGAGCCGGTCGAATCCGGTGTCAGGATCGCGTTCACTCGCGGCGGCACCATCTTCTGCCATACGATCTCGTCGCACAGTTCCTTCGTGCAGACCAGATAGTTCTGATCGCCGTAGAACGTCAGTCCGTTGCCGCTAGTGAAGTCAGCCATGCATGACTTGACCTCGTAGAACTCGAAGCAGCCTTTCTCGACGCTTGCGGGCACCGGTTCGCCGTTGATGTTCCAGGGCTTGAAGCCCACGTAGTCCACGCGCCTTTCGTCGGGCGTGTTACGGTCGAAATTGACCTCGCTCGCCCAAAAAGCGGTCTGATTCCTCAACCTCTTCTCCACCAGCTTGGACAGCATGGCGGTGGTTTCAGCCCTGCTCATTTCTTCCTCCTGAAGTACTTGTATTCATCGTGATGGAACAGGAACAGGTGAAGTCTCCACACCTTGACTGCCAACAATCCCTTGAGCGTGATCGCATACCCGCCATGGACACGCTTCATGAGCTTCCTATCGGCCAATGATTCAAGTATTCGGGAAAGCTCTTGGTTCTCTCGTTGTTGCCAGATGTAGTTCATCCCCTCAGCGATATACAGGCAACACATGTCCTTGTCGTATCGGCTAATCATCATTAGCCTCCCTCTCAAGGATGTAGACGTTCGTCGCTGTGACGGCGTTATCACGCAATTCCGTTGTCGGCATGGTATCCACCCGCAGAATCTGCCAACCCTCGTTCAGCAACTTTTCAAACACACCCATATTCATCAAGGTGCGCTCATCGCCGTAATCACTCCAAAAAAGTGGGCAAACCTTGTACCGTTTATTCATTTCGCGTCCTCCTTCATGAAGACAATCCAGTGTGTTCCCGTGCGGTTCGGCTGCTTGTTGCCGAAGAGTGGCTTGTGCGCTGTGAGCTTGAGAATCTGCGATACGGGTATCTGTGTCTCATTCCATTTGAAAATCAACACTCCATGCTCTTTCAGGACGCGGAAGCACTCGCTGAACATGGTCTTGAGGTCAGCTTTCCACGTCTCTTGGTCGAGGCAACCGTATTTCTGCGCCATGTAGCTCGTTTCCCCCGCATTGCGCAGGTGGGGCGGGTCGAGCACCACCATGCGGAACGTCCCGTCGGGGAACGGCAGGTCGCGGTAGTCCATCAGCATGTCCGGCTTGACATCGAACCTACGCCCGTCACACAATTCCCAGCTTTCATCACGCACATCACCAAAAAGCACCCGATCATCCGATTTGTCGAACCAGAACATTCGGCCGCCGCAGGCGGGGTCAAGAACAGGCTGATACGCGCTCATTTCGTGTCCTTCCTCTTGTATTCGTCCACTACGTGTTTCCACTGGATGCTTGCATCCATAGGGTCGCTGTACCAGTTTGTAGAGAGGTGCTTTCGGGGGCATTGAAGCCGGTATATCGACTTGATGTAATCCCCATCCTGTGTATGGCTCTTAACGATTTTGGGTAGTCTGCCGCACATTGGACACCCGAATTCGTTGCGTCTGCGTTTGAACCACATGACTATGCCTCCGCGTCTTTGTTCCGCTTTCGGCCCGTCCGACTCAACATAAAGCCGTCCAGATAGAGCTGGAACAGGCTCACATACAGGCCGTCTTTTATATCGTCTTCCGGTTTCGCATACAGTCGTTCGTTCAGGAGTGCGACTGGCAGTCCGGTGCGTTCCTCCCGTTCGATGTGGAAGGGTATTTCCTCCTGGCCGTCTGCGGTCTCGCGGACTGCCACGCCGTAGTCGCCCACCTGGGGCTGATCGGATGGGTCGCTATTGTCCGTGTCCTCGTAGGTGAGGCAGGACAGCATGGAGCCGCTGTAGCCGAGCATGGAACGGCAGTGGTCAGCTGTCTTTCCGTATGCGTCGATTTGCCCCTTCACGACACCGTATGCGGTCGTGTCACGCTGCATCAGAAGAGCGTTTGCAAGCCTCAAGCCATCAATCTCAAGCTGCTCGCACCAGTCGATGATCTCTTGCAGTGTCTTGTCTTTCTCAGTCACGTTCGTCGCCATGATTAGTGTTCTTCCTCTTCGATTCGGATTGTGATGTGGTAGACGCCTTTTTCGGTGCTTGGCTCTCTTAGCCGATAGTCCGGGCCGACCACGTATCTGGCGTTATCGTCCGGCCAGAAATCGGCTTGTGTGATGGCGTCCAAGATTGCCTTGACCATCGGCGCCGCGTTCTCGGGGTCGAATCTGCCGTGTGTCAAGGGGTGGATGATGGCGGTCACATGCACCGGCCATTTGGCGGGCGGCTTGAGTTTGCCGCTGTTGATGAGACTGCGGTAGGTGAGGTAGGCGCATCTTTTCACGACGCTGGTGCGCCGGTATTTCGCCCGCCAGTCTCCACGTTTGTTCTGGGTCCACCAGTAGGCCTTCTGCACGTCGATGGTGGTTTCCTGCGTCATTCGTCCTCCAAAATCCAAATGTCGGCATCGCCAATGTCCGCGTAATGGTCTTCGCTTTCGGCCTCACATTCGGGGCATGGTATGGGGCGCGCCGGATACAGCGCGCACCCATGTTTGGGACATACCGGCAGCACGTCCGGCGGCTCAATCCACTCACGCATCATCAGAAGTCAGGCTCTCCAGCCGGAGCGCCCCACGGATCATCGGCCGGAGCCTGCGACTGCTGCTGGGGCTGCTGGATTCGGCGGGAGCCCGCCCTTGCGGTTCCAACCAGTGGGGCTGCTGCGGCTGCTGATAGCCGTCATTGGCGTTGCCGCCCTGGTATGAGCCTGACTGCATCTTCTGCACCTGAGCCGTCGCATACTTGAGCGACGGGCCGATCTCGTCCACCTGCAATTCGATGACCGTGCGGTTGGAACCGTCCTGCGCCTGATAGGAACGCTGCTGCAACCGGCCCTGCGCGATGACGCGCATGCCCTTGCGGAGCGTCTGGGCGCAATGCGAGGCGAGGTCACGCCAGGCCGAGCAGCGGAGGAACAGCGCCTGACCGTCCTCCCACTGGTTGGCCTGGCTGTTGTATACGCGTGGCGTGGACGCGATGGTGAAGTTCGCCACCGTGCCGCCATTGCTCAAAGTGCGAATCTCAGGGTCGGCGGTCAGATTGCCGACGATCGTGATAACGGTCTCCCCCGCCATCACTCACCGTCCTTCGCATCGGCCTGCTGCTCGGAGTCGGCTTCGGTGTCCATGACCTCGGCAGTCACGTCATCAGTCGAATCGGTGATTACCGGCTGGAACACGTCGCTGTAATCCGGTGTGGTCTCGTCCACGCTCGCGGCCTTCTTCGCCTCGATGTTGACCGGCAGATATTTGAAACTGCGACGGATGATGGTCTTCTTCGCCATCTCCACGAAATTCTTCACCCACGGTCCGGTGATCTGACGGCTGCGATTGCGTGGCGCGTACTTCTCGCGGTATTCGAGCAGGTCGCGTTTCGACATGTAGTCGGCGTAGCGTCCGCCATTCGGCAGCTGGACAGAGAGGTACACGAATTTCAGCTTGTCCTCGCTGTGGTCGGCGTCCACGTTCACCTCGTCCGGGCATTCGATGGTCGGCACGCCATTTTCGTCAAGCTTGAGCTTGATGTTGTCATCCTCGTAGACGGCTCTCGGCTGCGCGTAGATGCCGCTGTTCTCCAACAGTTTCAGCATGCCCTTGTAGCCGATGACGAAGGTGGCCTGCTTCTCCCCCGTGGCATAGTTCTTGTTGCCATAGGGCAGGATGTACGCCTGTCCCAATCCATCCACGTCGGATGGGCGCAAGCCAAGTGCCGCGCACTGCATGAAGCAGGAAAGGACGCTGACCGGCGTGCAGTCGGCCAAGGCGGGTGTGCGGTTGATGCTGCTGATGCACATCTGCAACGGCGCCTCGCTGTCGAGGTTGCCGCCGATGACACGCGCGATCTGCGGCCACGAATGCTCCACAAGCTGCTTGAGCTTGCCCTTCGGATTGAGCGGCTGCAACTGCTGCCCTTGCGCCTGCTGTGCGATTGCTCCCATTTTTTATTGCTCCTTTTCTTCGATGGATTTGAATGCGAATTTGCGGTAGGTGGTGGCTTTGACGGTGTATTCCTTGCGGGTCATCGGCTTGTAGGTGGCTTGCAAATTCCCGCACTTGATGCCGGTGTGCGAGCCGATGCGCAGAATGATCTGCTCCTGCAATTCCTTCTGAGCGGCCTTCATGTCATTCAGCATTCCGGTGGCGCTCTCGTATCTTGCGAGCAGGTCGTACAGGTCGTCATCGTCGCTTTCGTCCACGATGTCCGGCGTGGGTTCGGGGAACGCCTTCTGCACATCCCCGCCGGTAAGCTGTGGTGGAGTACCCGTGGTGACGAAATGCCAGAAGTCGGCGGCGGCCTTGTCGATCGCGGACATATCCTCCACGTCCGCCTGGAACGGGATCTCTACCGGCTCATCGTCTCCGATGGCCGCGTACACGTAGCCCCACGTCCATCCAGTGACGAGCGCGTAGAATTCGACCTGAGCGAGATAGTAAGGCGGAATACGGAGGTTGCCGTCCTCGTCATGCCAGTCCCCCGCTCGGCGATTACCCGCCGTCTTGATTTCGAGGATTCCGAAGCTTCCGTCTTCCTTTTGCAGGATGCCGTCAAGGGAAGCGCGCAGGTATGTCTTCTCGCGGCTGATGAACTGCTTGTCGGTGCCGTCTGTGACGATCATTTCCGGATGCTGCGCGCGGAAACGCTTACGAAGCTCGTTTTCCAGGGCATTGCCCTTGACGATCGCCCACTTGTCGGAAATGTCCTCCGGTTCCACGCGTCCGGTCTTCTCCAACCACAATTCGTAAGGCGTTTTGAACGCGTTAAGGCCGAGAATCGTGCTCATGTCGGAACCGCCCACACCGGCCTTACGGCTCTTCAGCCACGCGAGATGACGTTCCGTCTTCTTGCCCTGCTTGAAACGCTCGATCTGATAGCGTTCCGTATCCTTGAGTGGAATACGCTTCATTTCAGGCTCCCTGCTGATTGCTTGGCTTGTTTATGTCTGCTTTGATGATGTCGGCGTCGAAATAATCGACCAGCAGATTGGCGATGCCCAACGCGGACGTCCTGAGCTTGGTGATCTCCGCCTCGGACTCTGGCTTGATGGTGAAAACGCCACTCTCGCTATCGAATTTGAGTCTCATTTTGCGTCCTTCGAGTAGTTGGCCTTAATGTCCATCAATTCGCCGGTGAGCAGTTTCGTGGCGAAGCCGTAGACCACCTTGTCGTTGGCTTGGAATGCGGTGCGCTGCAAGGCTGATACGGCGTCGAAGATGCCGACCAAGGCGTTTGCGATGATGATGCGCGGATCGGCTGTGGCTTGTGGCCCGACGCTGATGGTTCCGACGGGGGTGAGTTTCGTTGCGGTGATTTTGTCCACTGTGAGTTTCGATGTGGTGGTCATGGTTTCTTTCTTCTTTCCGGTCGTGGCGTTTTTCCGTGTTTTGCGGGGTGAATGCTGGTCGAAGGCCGGCAGCAGTCCTTCCTTGCGGAGTTGGCCGATGATGTTGCCTGCCGTTTTCTGGCTTATGCCGAGCGCTTCGACGGTTTCCTTGCCGTCGAACGGTTGGCCTTGGTCGATGCGGTTTCTGCAATGCGCGAGGATGAGGTCACGTTTCGACGGTTCCGCCTGTTCCGCCGTGGGCTTGCCGACGGCCTGATAGTCGGCCAGGATGTCCTCATGCGCCTCCTGTTCCGGTGGCAGGTCCGGGGTGAGGAGTCCTGCCTTGCGTAACGCACGCATTTCGCCGATCTGGAGTCCGGCTTCTCCCGACTCGTCGTAGATTTTCTTCAGTTCGGCGAGCTCGTCGCCCGTGTATTCGTGTTTCAACGTGTTCCTTTCCTTAAGTTTTCGATGAGCGCGTGGTTGTCGCTGATGAACTTGTCCACGTCGATTCCTTGCTGCGTGATGGTCGGATTGTTGTCACCGAAGCGTGCTTTCCCATCGCTTTTGACATCTGGGCGGCTTTGGACCCGTGTCACTGGAATGAACGTGCCGTTTTTCATCTCGCCACCGTCCTTCGGTATTCGTGCGCCAGAGCCCACCGTTCAGCGATTTGACGCTGGTAGCGGACTTTTCGCCTGTCCTGATGGCCTTCGGGCGGTTCCACGCCGATTTTCACGTATGGCGGGCCTTTGCCGATGCTGCGCCAGTTGGCGAGGGTGCGTGGGCTCATGCCGAGCATGGCGGCAAGTTCGGCTGGCGTGAGCAGGTCGGTCATGGCCTGCCGTCCCGAATGTCACCCATCGGGTCGATGTGGAGGCCGTCGAGCATTTCCACGGTGTCGCTGCCGCCTCCGCGTTCGAGGTGACGTTTGAGCACCTTGTCGATGGCCTGGCATGCGGTTCTGGCGGCAAGCGCGGTGCATTCGCCGAGTCTGTTGCCGGGCAGGGCGACGCTGATCAGACTGCCGTCCAGCGGCATGTCAAGTGTGGCGATGAACATTGGGTCGGATTCCGGGTTGTCGGGGTCGACGTCGACGCAGAGCACCCATGTTGCCACCTGTGGTTTGTTTCCGTCCATTGTGTTTCCTTTGCTTGTTGACGTTGTAGGCCCCGTCCTGACGAGTGGATGGGGCTGAGTGGCTGGCATTGGAGTCGAACCAGTGCCGTCCGTGGATTCCCGAGCGCCACTTTGACTGTTGGAACACAGACCTGAACGTGTTCACGGCCGGTGGCGTGGCCGACGGTGACTGAAGCCGTCAGGCGGACTTGAAAGGGTTTGCAAGCACCGGAGTGCCTGCGTGGTTGATAGAGAGAGAAGAGAGTGGAATCCGTGGACGGGCGAACCGTCGCCCAGCCGAATGCTCCGACAGTGTATGTGCAGCGATAATGGTCGGCGCGTGGATAATAATCGATATTCAGTTATGTGTCCCCACTGGCCGACGAATGAGTGAACGTGGGTGTCCCGCGGAACAATCCGATTGGGTTGTTTGTTTGGACTGCCGGCCAGTGGGAAGTCTTTTAGTCGCGTGGCGCGAATCTGACGATCAGCCACAATGCGGTGGCGATGTACACGCCTTCCACCATGAGCGCGGCGGTGGTGCTGCCGCCATGCCATGTGAGCATGATGGTCAGGCTGGAGATGAGGCCGATGCTGACGATGGCGAAGAGGATGCGGCGGCGCGTGTAGTTCGGCTTCTTCCGCTTCTTCATTGCTTGCATGTCTTCAAGCCAGTAATCATGGTCAGTCATCGTCGCTCCCAGTGTTCACTTGCTTGAGTGGGAATGCTTCAGGCGGGAGCGTTTCGCAGACAGTCGGCCACTTCACATACTGTCTATTGCCATTCCAGATGCGCTTAGCCGAGTTATCATATGTGCGCGCCGACCAGTCATCATCGATGTCCTTAAGCAGGAGCCGACCATCATTCGCGGTGACATAGAAGCCCTGCTCCTTCGGTTCTTCAGGCAGTGGCTTCTGTTCGGCTGTCTTGTCGAGTTCCGTGAGTTGGTTGAGCAGGTGGTTGGTTTTCTCTTCGTCGTGGTCCTTGCATGCTTCGATGAGGTTCGCGAGGATTTGTTCTCGTTGTTGGAAGATGTTCATTTCTTGTCCTTCTTCTGGTTGAGTTCTTTGAGTGTTCGTCCGATTTCGCGGCGGAGGTTCATGAGGTCGGTTTTGTTGAGCATGTGTTCCTGGTATCCGTCTGCCATGTCGAATCTGAGTCCGATGAGGCAGCTGTGGTCACTGCTGTGCGTGCCGTCCTCGATGATTCGCAGTTCGAATGATTGGCTCATCGCATGTTCCCTAGGTCGTCGTTGAGCGTGTAGGCGAAGTTGTCGAGGGTGCTTTCGGGGATGTCCGCGAGGACTTCCCCACCGTCCGCGTGGAGTTCGATGAGTTGGCCGCTCTTGTCTTCCTGGATGCGGATGGCGTAGCCGGTAGTGCCGATGAGTTCGATTCGCGGTTTCATGGTTTTCCTTGATTCCGGCGGTTTTGGCGGGTTGAGTAGTTGGCTGGTCATTTCTGCGCTTCCTTGACGATCGTGTCGAAGACGGCTTCCACGCAGGCTTTGCGCAGTTCTCGGGTGTAGGTCTTGCTGTTCATCGGAGGCTCCTTTGGTTGTGGCTTTCAGGCTTTGAATTGGCTTGCGGCGTCGATTGGTTGGATGAGGACCATGGTGAGGGTGGAGGCTTCGAGGCCGAGTAGGTGGGCGGCTTTTTCGATTTCGTCGGTCGTGAGTGGTGTTTGGCCGCGGAGTCGCGTGTCCACTGTTTTCGGCGCGCATCCCCACGCTTTGGCGAGGTCTTCGCGTGTTTTGCGATGGCGGGCCAGTTCGCCCGCGAGGTTACGGCTGGCGGTTTCGGTCAGACCGGCCATTCATCCTCCTCGATTCCCTGTTTGGTGAGGCAGGCGCGCCAGTCGTGCCAGCCGGGGCCGCGCATGTGGCCGCACGGGTAGTGGTCGGGGGTCTTGGTCTTGGCTGTGGTCTTCATCTCTGTTTTCCTTTCGACAGTTCTTAATCTACGCAATTTCGTAGTTCACGTCTATGTATTTTCATAGTTCTTCACAATTCGCACACATTGGCTACGTAATTGGCTATAATGAGAGCCATGGGAATGAAAGCAAACGAAGTCACGCAGTTCGCCAAGCAGGTCATGCGCGAATGCGTCAGACTCCAGAAGAACAGCGGCATGACCATCAAGGAATTCGCCAAGGCCTGCGGCTTCGGCGAGGATTACTGGTACAAGCGCCAGAACTTCACAAGACCTCTCAACCTGAGCGACCTGGAACGCATCAGCGAGGTCACCGGCGTATCGGTCGGCGACATCGTGATGGATTCGCAGCGTCATGCGGTCGAAGCCGCCGAAAGGAAGGCGCGGGCAGGCGGCTACGGTCTTGCCGCCTATAACGCTCAGGGCAAGCAGGAGGCGATCAATGGAGAGGCTGGGCCGGATTACGACGAGCCTGCCTGACCTGCCGATCGACCGGCGCATGACCTACGGTGCCATGCGCCGCGCCATTGTCGGACTTCCGGTCACCGTGTCCAGCGCCATCCTGCCGGACGGACTATGGGGCTGCTACGACGCCTCCACAGACGTAATCCTCATCGACCGGCGACTCACGTATGCGGCCAAGCGATGCACTCTGGTGCATGAATTGACTCACTGGCGGCATGGTGATGCGTCATGCGAGCACGTGGCACGCAGTCGCGAGGAGCATCGGGCCAGACGCGAGACGGCACTCATGCTGATAGACCCGCTCCATTACGGACTGCTCGAACAGATGTATGACGGGAATTCGTGGGACATCGCCCAGGAATTGGAGGTAACGCAGCAGGTGCTGGGTGACTTTCGCCAGATCATGGCCGAGCATGTCTGCATCGTCTGACCTGTAGAATCAAGGAAAGAAGAAGGGAGTAACCATGGTAAAGCGACCACAGCCCGCACCCGGCGCGATCTATGAGTGCGATAGGCTTGATGACCCGATGTTTCTGGCGATTCGTCTGTATACGAACCGGCTGGAATTGGACAGGGGCACCACGTATCTGCACCGGTATAAGAAGACCGAAGCTTACAAGGTGTCTGATTTGCAGGGCGTGACGATCAAGAAGCGTACCGTCACGTGGAGGTACAGTGCGTTGCGCTCCTTGCCCCTGAAATTCAAGAAGGCCGAGGACGCGCAGGAATTCTACAATGCGGTGAACAGCCTCTGAAACGAACGAAGCCCCACTATTGTGGGGCTTTTATATTGCCTTATAAGTCTTTATAAAGCTTATATTTGCTTCAGGCGCTCGAATACCTGTGCCGTCTGTGCGGCATCGTCGGCGGCCCTATGACGCTCGGTCTTGGCGATGCCGAAATAGCGGATGAGGTCGAGCAGCCTATGGCGGTCAAGCTGCGGCAGGAGTGTCTGAGAGATTTCCAAAGTGTCGTAGAAGCTGACGTCCGGCATTCCGGCACCGACCCTCTGCGCTTCCCTCGCGATCACTGGAATGTCGAAGCGCCGGATATTGTGGCCTATCCAAGTGTCACGCCCACAGAAAGCGTAGAATCTGGGCAATGCCTTGTCGATGGTGGGCTGGTGCCGCACGTCCCGATCGGTGATGCCGGTGATCTGCGTGACCTTGGCTGGTATCGGAATCTGCGGGTTGACGAGCTGGCTGTATGACGCGACCTTGCGTCCGTGCCTGATTCTCACGGCTCCCAATTCGATGATTCGAGCGTCACGACCTAGGCCGGTGGTCTCAATATCCACAGCCACGTAATCGTCCTCCACGCCACTATTCGCATTGACGTGGGTGATTGGTGCCGTTTCCACTGTTGGAGCGTCTGAGGTGGCTTCCGGCGATGATTCAGGCGCATTCGTCGCTTGATGCTTATGGCGTGGCTCAGGCTTGAGGAAGAGATGCATGAAAAGCCATGCGAGGAATGCGAGGAGCAGAATCGTTATGATGCTTGTGGCCAGATCGTACTTCGGCGTGGTGATGGTGTCGTATATGCCGTAGATGCCGGAGATTCCGCACAGCACGGATAGCACGAGGTAAATCAGTTTCTTCATTTTTCCCCTTCTTCTCTCTGCTTCAAGCTACCACAGATGGAGGAATTGGAACGTGCCAATTCTTCCTTCCTTCGGCGCATTGCGCCTTATAAAAAAGAATGTTAAAACTTGTAGAGTCTTATATATGTGCAATTGCGATTGCACCAAACGTCTCTATTTTCTCTTTTGCAATTTTGCCCGCTGTGCAATTTGACTTTTACTTTCGAGTGCAATTACAATGCAGTTATAAACGAAAAAGCCCCGACGCTGACCAGAGCAAATCGGGGCGACGGAAAACCGGCTAGATTCTCCATGCACCATTCTAAGGCAAAGCATGGAGGGAAAGACATGGAAGACATGGGATACCAGAACACGCAAGCCCTTTACGACCTAAACCGCACCGGACGCCTCGCCAAGAAGCGCGGAGACAACCTGACCTGCTATGCCACTGCGCAACTCGCAATCTCCTTCATGTGCTCCATGACCTACGACTGGGACCGCGAACGCAACCAACCGCCGGAGAAACTGCGCAAGGTCAACGCGCCATGCCGCTACTACACGCTCGGCTGGCGCGCAATAGCCGACGCATTCGGAATGATTCTGCTCACGCCGGAGCAGTCCATGGGCGAGAATGCCGATAAGGAGATGAAGAAGCGCGAGAACACAGTCAAGACGAACATCAGCAACGCTTGGCTGTTCCTGCAGGAGCGTGGCGTGATAAAGAAGCTGGAACCCGCTTCGCTCGGCAAGAACGCCGGCTTCCTCCTGCTGCTTGGCGACGACGAGGAGAATCGTGCCGTGGAACGGTGGGCGCGCCAATGCCTCGGACTACCGATGGTCTGGTGATTCCGTGCCCACATTTTGCCCACGTTTTATAGAGAAATGACGTGATTTGGAGTGAATTGGAGTGAATTAGGAAAGTCTGAAAACCGTTGGAGAATAAAGGAAAACCGCCATCTCTGGCGGTTTCCAAAAGTGCCTCCAGCGGGACTCGAACCC